GCAACATTCTTTCCCTGACATCAACAATGCAGAGGATTGGGGTTGGATGGTGAAGGTATTATCGAACTGCCAAAAACAAGCACACAGCGATCAGATATTGCACCAATACAATGACTTTTCAAGTACATCAGCAGTTCACGAAATAGAACAATCAAAATGAAATTATCAATCTTAATTTGCTCACTTGAAAAACGACATGCACAACTGCAAAGTTTGTTAGAAGAAATTGAAATACAAATACTTTTGTGCGATGCAACTGCTATCGTTGAAGTCATCACAGAAGTAGACAGCAAACAAATCACGACAGGAGCAAAAAGAAACAACTTGCTAAACAAGGCATCTGGCAAGTACATCTGTTTCATTGATGACGATGACCACATCAGCAACGACTACCTTCGTTTGATTTTAGAGGCAATCGAATCGGATGCGGACTGCATTGCAACAACAGGAATCTACTCAATCAATGGCGGTCATCCTGTGAAGTGGCGATTGTCAAAAGATTTCATTGACGAAGATAAGTTTGATTCACAAATTAATGAGATAGTTTTTTTTAGAAGGACAAATCACTTGTCACCAGTTAAAAGAGAATTGGCACTACAAGCAATGTTCCCTGACCAATCGAATGCAGAAGATCAAGAGTATTCACGAAGATTGAATCCCTTTCTTAAAACAGAAGTAAAGATTGACAAATCAATATATCACTACGACTTTAAAAATTATGATAAAGAATACTAAAAGCCATAAGATAATAGTGAGCTATTCATCAAGAGGTCGTGAAGATTACAACGCACAGCAACTGCGATTGCATGAATCTATTCTTGAACATTGGGATGGGGACTACTGGTTGCATTCAAAGGAACGTGATGGAATGCTTAAAGATTCAAAACTATTCAAACACTACGAACATCAAGATGTTCCATACTTCTTCAAGTTCACAATGATTCAGACAGCCAGAGAGCAGGGATATACAGAAATCTATTGGCTTGATTCAAAAATGGTATTGAACAAAGACATCACAGGACTTGCAAATCCAATTATGGCATTCGATAATTTAGGACATCCATTGTCCAAATACATTTCAGATGAGGCAGTTGCAAATCTAAATTGCATTACCTACCTTTCGGACATCAAACAAATTCAAGGCAGTTCGATTGGCTTTGACTTTACTCAACCGATAACATTAGTAATCTATAATAAGATATTGGAACAAGCGAAGATGGGAAGTTTCAACGAAGGCATAAGCACACGAAAAGAGTTCGTTGCTCACAGGCATGACCAGTCAGTAATGTCTGTATTGTTTCACGACCACAAGATTCATCTGTTACCTTATGGAATGATAGTAAATGAATATCACGCACAGCCACCATACGAATATGGTCAAGAGTATTACATAATAAAGAAATAAACAATGGAAATTTTAGAAAGATTTAAAGAAATAGTTTCAGTTCAAGACAATCCTTTTGTAATTGAATTCGGTGCTTGTGATGGTTGTCACACACACATAATGTTGAATATATTAAACAGCGAAAAACCTAATTATATTTATCATTTATTTGAACCTGTTAAAGATTTGATTGATCCGCTAATTGATACGTTAAAATCAAATAGTAGAGTAAAAGCATTCAATGAAGCTGTTGGCTCTAAAACAGGCAGTTTTACATTTTATGAAAGTAGCGGAGGCACTACAAAAGAAGGTGTTGTTATAGATAATTATTATGGATCATCATCTATCAGAAAACCAAAAATGGTTTTAGAGTATTACAAAGAAATGAAATTTGCAGAAACAATTTGTAATTCAATAACATTTGACGATTACTTAATAAGAGAAAATTTAAGTGATAAAATAATTGATTTTATTTGGGCAGATATTCAAGGTGCAGAAGTAGATTTGATTTTAGGCGGAGAACAGGCATTTAAAAATGTACGATATTTTTATACTGAATACTCTGATTCTGAACTATACGAGGGCGAGATTACATTGGAAAAGATTTTGGAATTGATGCCAAATTTTGAAATTGTAGAAGATTACAAAGGGGATGTTTTGTTAAAAAATAAAATGTTGTAAAAAATAAACTATGATAACACTAATCGAAATTATTTGCTTTTCTGTATTCTTTGCAGAGCTGTCGAATGTACCACAGCAGTTGATGTACCTACTTTGTAAGTACAATCTATCTTACAAGATAGACATCTATAATTCAAAACAACCACGCAGGTGCAGACCTTTTGATTGTGCGATGTGTCTTGCATCATGGATAGGATTCGTTTATCAATTAGTTAACTTCACAAATGTGTTTCATCTGGTAGCATACTGCTCCATCTGTTCTGTTGGTGCAGTCTTACTTATTGGTATCTTAAACAAATTAAAATCGTTAAACCTATGAGGTTTCTAATAATAAAAAATACTATGAAATTAAGAGATGACCAATACCAACAATTAGTAAACCACAGGGGAGTGATAAAGATGGTAGCAGAGCAGAAACTAAATGTGAGCAATTCACCACACGACACAATGGCGAGGGTGTGGATGCAGTTAGGACAAGCACCAGTGAACACTAACTGCAATGCGTGTGTGTTGCAACTGTATGCAGATATAAATAATTTAATGATACAATACGAGAATGGCACAGATTAAAGCAACGACATCAAAGAAGAACTTTGGTGTGCGTAAAAAGGGCAGGGCAAAGAAGTCAAAGAACAAGCATTGCAGAAAGACAAAACTAACAAGAGGACAAGGATGAAAATAGTCAAGGTAAAAATATCAGAGATAAAGCTCAACGAATCAAATCCACGATTTATCAAGGATGACAAGTTCAAGAAGTTAGTGAAGTCAATCAAAGACCTACCACAGATGCTTGACATCAGACCTATCGTAGTCAACAAAGATATGATGGTGCTTGGTGGTAACATGCGATTGAAGGCATGTGTTGAAGCAGGACTGATTGAAGTACCTATTATCATTGCAGATAACTTGACAACAGAGCAAGAGAAAGAGTTCCTGATAAAAGACAATGTTAGTGGTGGGGAGTGGGACTGGGATATGATTGCAAACGAGTGGAATGAGGTTGAGTTGATTGAGTGGGGATTGGATATACCAAACTTTGACAGCGAAGCAGAAAGTGAAGAAAAAGAAGGACAAGAAACCGATAAATGTATAGTTTGTGGAAAATAAACTGACAGCAGACAATGTAAATGTCATTGTTACTTCAACGGATAAACACACTATTATTAGCACAGGCATAAACTTGCAACAACAAGCAATGGTCATGGCATTGGAGAGGTCATTGGGAATAATCACAGCAGCGTGTCGTGCTGTTGGCATTGATAGGACTACTCACTATGTGTGGTTGAAGAAGAACAAGGAGTATAGAAAGTTATGCCAAGACATCGACAATGTAGCACTTGACTTCGCTGAATCTTGTTTGCACAAACAGATTGCAAAGGGTAATCCATTGTCAACTATATTCTATCTAAAATGTAAAGCAAAGAAGCGAGGGTACATTGAGCAAAGCACAATCGAGATAAAAGGTAACATGAAATTTAGAGCAGACTTTGGCACAAGCAATCTTATACAACCCCCATCCGAATCAACAGAAGATACACAATAGCATCAATGACGAGGAATACAAATACTATGTGATTTGTATCGGTAGGCAGTTTGGCAAGACAATGATGGCTACCAACCAAATGATGTATTGGGCATTGAACAATCCACGAAGCAAAATCGCATGGGTAAGTCCTGTGTACAAACAAGCGAAGAAAGTATTTGCCGACACTTACAAAGCATTCATCAAGCGACCAGAGATTTACAAGAACATCAACAAGGGTGATCTGATTGTTGAGTATAGAAATGGCTCAACTATTCAATTCTTTTCATCCGAGAGGTACGACAACATTCGTGGTTACACCTTTGACTATTTGATATGCGATGAGTTTGCATTCATGGATGCGGAGGCATGGACAGAGGTGTTGAGGGCAACTGTACTTGTGAAAGGCAAGAAGGTAATTCTGATAAGCACACCGAGAGGTAAGAATCATTTCTATCACTTGCATCAACTTGATTCAGTCAATCCACAATACAAGTCATTCAGCATGTCATCCTACGACAATCCAATGATTCAGAGATCAGAGATTGACGATGCGAAGCTCACGCTACCAGAGCATATCTTCAAGCAGGAGTACATGGCTGAATTCCTTGATGGGGGTAGTGGTCTGTTCCTGCACATCAACTATTCAACACAGGTGGACACATCGCCAAAGTATTATGCAGGATTAGACTTGGGAAGGGCAGACGATTACACAGTCCTGACAATCTTCAATCAACAAGGGCAAATGGTTTTCGCTGACAGATGGAGGCAAACGACATGGAGCAACATTGTAGCAGAAGTATGTAAGCACATCAACACATACCAAGCATTCACGTTTGTCGAGGTCAATAGTATTGGTGATGCTATCTTTGAGCAGGTGCAGAAGGGTGTGATGCACAGGGATAGAATTTACCCATTTGTCACCACATCGAAGTCAAAGCAAGACATTATTGAAGCATTGATTGTAGCTAACAACAACAAAGAGGTGCAGTTCCTACCAATAGATTGGCTAAAAAAAGAGTTCGAGGTGTTCACCTACGAATACAATCCATCTTCCAAGTCAGTCAAGTATTCTGCACCATCGGGATTCCACGATGACGGTGTCATGGCTACCTGCATTGCTTACTACTCATTGAAGTCAAACAAGAATTCAGGCATCTACAATGTTAGGTGATGAGGGGGGTTGTACAAATCAATTAATCTAACTTATATTATTATGAAGAAATTCTCATGGAGCAACCTTACATTAGGTCAATATGCTGATTTTGAAACAGCAAGGAAACAAGAGTGCATCTTACCAGTTGACCTTCTTGAAAAGGATTGTAAACTGATTGCACTACTTACAAAGATTCCTTTGGCAGAGCTTGAAGCAATGCCAATGGCAGAGTTCAACGAGTATCGCAAGGCAATGTATGAATTTGTGGCGGTTGAGTTGAAGGGTAGATTCATGGCGAAGTTTAAATTGGCACATCGCAAGTTTGTCTTTGATCCATCCAACAACAACATCAAGGTGAGCAACCTTACTGACCTTTCGCTGTTGAAAATTACAGGAGAGAATCTGGCAGAGCAGTTACCTACAATCGTTTCTATCTTCTGCAAAGAGGTGCGTGTGTGGTACATGCCATTCAGAAAGCCATTGGAATTCCAACAACGCATGAAGTTGTTTAAGGATCAACTAAATTTAGAGATAGGATTCGGTGTGGCTGTTTTTTTTTGCAAG